TAACTTCGCGGGGACTCTCGTTGCGGTCAGTGGTGCCGATATATTCACCATTGATTCTTCTGGTACAGGGACTAACCGTGGAACTGTGGGTGGGTCTTCAGATGTTACAATGGCTGACAATGGCACTCAGTTGGTCATTCAGGCTGAAACCGGGGCAACTGATTCCTACGTAATGACGGCGGCTTTTGCTCTGACGGCGATCAACCCTACAGATACTGATTTCCTTGGTGCATCCTCTATTGCGTTCCAAGATGGGTATATCATAGGCACCACGCCTTCTGCTGATACGTTCTTCATTTCCTCCTTGAATGACGCTACTGCTTGGGATGCTACTGATATAGCTACAGCGGAGAGTGACCCTGATAATTTGGTTGTTTGCTTTTCTGATCATGGTGAATTGTGGTTGTTTGGAAAAGAGACAACTGAAGTTTGGTACAATTCAGGAGATGCGGACTTCCCTTTTGCACGAATCTCCACGGCTATCATCACTAGGGGGTGCAAGGCTAAACACTCTGTAGCGGCTGATGATAATACTATCTTTTGGTTGGGCGATGATTTAGTTGTCTACAGGGCCGCTGGATATAAGCCTCAAAGAGTGTCTACCCACGCGATAGAATCAGCCATTGCTGGATTTGCCTCTCCCTCTACTGCGAAAGCATTCTTCCACACTCAAGAAGGACACAAGTTCTACACTCTGAATTTCGATGAGGCTACATTTGTTTATGATGTCTCCTCTGGATTGTGGCATGAGCGAGAGGGGTACGACACAGCTAATAACAAGTTCCTCCCCCGTTGGAGGGCGCAACATGGACTTAACATCTACGATAAGAACCTTGTTGGCGACTTTAGAAACGGGAAGATTAACGAACTCGACATTGACACCCTGACGGATTTGGGCGATCCCATTAGGAGGATTGTTACATCCCCTCCCCTGCATTCCAATACCAAACGGGTTTTTGCTAATCGTCTTCAGGTGGAGATTGAGAGCGGCGTTGGGTTGACTTCAGGACAAGGTGTCGCGCCACAAGCCATGTTAGAGTGGTCTGACGATGGTGGGCATACTTGGTCTAATGAACATTGGGCTTCAATGGGGGCCAAGGGTAAATATCGGAATAGATTGATATGGCGGCGCATGGGATGGTTCTGGCAGAGGGTCTACAGAATGACTGTGAGTGACCCTGTTAGAGCGGCGGTTATAGCAGCTAATCTGGACACCTAATGGCTGTCCCTGAGATACCCAAAACTCCTGCCACTGAGGAAGATTGGTTCACCCGTGATTGGATTAAATATTTTCAGGGGCTGAAAGACCACCTTCTTGATATTCATAGGTGGGTTCTGAAGACTGCTGCTTATACGGCCACCAATAGTGAGAGAATCCTTGCTGACACAGCAACCACGGCAGCATTTACGATTACCCTACCTGCTTCCCCTAAGACGGGATGGACGGTGTATTTCCATGACCCTAACGGGAATTGGGCAACTGATAACTTAACTTTAGACGGGAACGGAAAGAACGTCATGGGAGCCTCTACTTTAGTGTTAAGCACAAACAATGACACATTAGGTGTTGTATATAGTGGCTCCGAATGGAGGAGGTTGTACTAATGAGCTTTTGGGATTACGTCATACCGGGATATTCGGCTGCCAAAGATGCCAGTGATATGCAGTCTGAGGCGGCTGACCGCTCAAGGGCGGCTATTCAAGCCGGTGAAGCGGAAATGCGGGAGTTGTACGCTCCTTATAGAGACACTGGAAAAGCAGCCACATTCACCCTTGCTGACCTTGCTGGACAAAGCTACACTGGAAAACAAGGTAGCATAGAAGATGCCCGTTCCAAGGCTATGGAGGGGTTTTATAATGACCCCGGCTATGAGTTCCAGCAAGCTGAAGGCCAAAAAGCTCTTGAGAGGTCTGCCGCATCTAAGGGTATGTTAAGCAGTGGTGCGTTGGGGAAAGGGCTATTGAAGTACTCTCAGGGCGTTGCTGACCAAGGATACCAAAATTGGCTTAGAAATCTGAGTGGCTTATCTACGCAAGGACTGAAGGCGTCAGATGCACAATCAGCCCATGCAATGGCTGGAGCTAGGAGTCAAGCAAGCATCCTTGACCAACAGGGTGCATACCAAGCATCTGGCCCTGTAGGACAGGCTAACGCTATTCAGAATATGATAGATACGGGCATGGAAGTTGCTGGAATGTACTACGGGAGAGAAAGAGAAGAAGATCCACAGCAAACTGCCGCCGCCGCTCAAAGGAGTAGTGGCATGATGCCCCAGGCACAAAACGTGGGTCCATATCGACCTTGGGTAAACCCAGACACCAGAGGCTATAGCCCAGGGAGCGGGTATGAGTACAATCTGGACGCGGATAAAGTTTGGTATGGTGGCGCTTAGAATATGGTTGACAAGAATTACCTCCGTTCCGCAAGCGAACAGAATGATTCCTTTGATTGGGATTTGTTGCGCCCTCCTAAACAAGGCCCTACCTCTCTTGATCCTGACCAAGAGAAGGAATCCCAGAAAGGCATTCGCGCGACGGATTGGTACAACGAATACGTCTGGTATCATGGCGAAGAGCCAGACCTTCGTCTGCCGTCTGATGACCCGCTAAAAGGGCCGCAATACGACTATAGGAACGCCTGGTTTAGAGATGTCCGACCTATCAGAGACCCAGAAGACGGCCAATTACATTGGCCAAGTTCAGCCGGTGGGCAAATGCTCAAATCAGGGAGCCATCCTACCTTCTGGAAAGAGGGCTTCATGCGCCGATATGGTGTTAATCCCGACTCACTACGGGATGAAGACCTGATATCGCAGTACGGATGGTATCGTCGAGGTCCTCTCGTGCAAGGGCTGATGCGCCCAGATGAGCCGCCGCAGCCAGGGCCGCTTCGATTAGGTGATTGGACGGGAAGGTTAACCACCGAAGGGCGTAAGATTTACAATAATAACTTTGGTGGCTCTTCATCTGAATACACGATTGGGGTTAAACATCCTAGCATTAATAATGGGGAGTTGACTCATATCCCAAGCATCTATGGCGGCAAGGTATTAAGCCCGATTGATGCTATAAATATGATTGCTAGGAACGGTGGCAAAGACCCAGAAACGGGCAGGTTTATAACCCCCGGCGGTGATCCTGGGAAAAGGTCATCAGGATTGGATAACAGTAGAGGACAGCGATAATGGCCGCACCTATGGCACTTCAAATAAGACGGGGCGATCCCGGTGCATTCTCCCGTGGTGTGAGAACGATGCAAGCGCAACAAGCCAACGCCCTTAGAGCGGCAGCGGGAAGGCGGGCAGATGCGGCGCAGAGGGAGGCGGATGATACTCGTAACGCTTTTAATGTCCTTGGGCCTGATTTAATGAGCAAAGAACCCGGTGTTCGTGATAATGCTTTAGCTCAATTGTCTAAAATCAACGCCCCTGCTGCCATTGAGCTTCAAAACAAGTTCACCAAACAAGCAAGCGAGGCGTCTAAACTTGAGATGGCTGAAGAGGCCCATGTTTGGAAAGGCAAGGGAGAGGACAGGGCTGTTGCTGGAGAAGCAAGGGATGTATTGGCCGACCAAGCTAAACTTGAAAAGGATATGGCTGACCTTGGGGAATCCAAGCGCAAAAAGACCATAGCTGAAGCCCAATATGCTGATGCCTTGTTTACGGGTCAAGACTCTTCAAGGTGGCCCCAAATGCGTCAAGCCCTGATTAATTTTGGCGGCAACCCCAAGACAATACCGGAAACTGTTACTGAGGAACAATATAATCACCTCAAGGCCCAAGCTGCTGCTGTATCCCAATTAGGTATCAAAAAAGCAGCACCCTCTGCCATTTCTAAAATGATGGCTGAGAGGGACGCTTTGGCTGCTGCTAATCCTAATGATCCAGCCATAGCTGTCCTTGATGATGTAATCAAGCAAAAAAGACAAGGCCGACAATCCGTTTCTCCATATCAGAACTTAGGGCCATACGTTGATGCTGATGGAACCTATATTGGGGAAGGACTGTTAGATAAAACCACGGGCAGACGAACTATTGGTGGCGAACCCATTCCTTCTGGGTCCAGACCCCGTACTGAGGCTGCGCTAGATAAATCTTTGATGACGGGGCAGCAATTCCATAAATTGGCTGGTGAAGCCGCTGATGAGGAACGCAGCCTTCGGCAGATCAATCATTACATGGCGAATGTAGAGTCCACTGAGCAGGGTTGGTCACTGATTGCTGACCAGTTGTCTGCTCAACTCAAGACGGTCTTTGGCAAGGAACTGGACGCTAAAGAATATCGGACATTACTGCAAAACGGGCAACTTCAGGTTCTATTGGGGGCGTTCCGTAAGGAGGTTGTCGGTGGCGGCGTAATGACAGAGTATGACGCCTTCAGAGTCGTACAGGCTCTTGGTGGCAACCTCAGTATGCTTCGCAATAAGAAGGTGGCTATCGGCTTGTTGAAGGAAATCATGCAAGAAAAAGCCTTGAAATACAATTCCACCATTTTGCCCCAGTACAACTTCCAAAGGAAAAGAACCAATCGTGGTGCAGGGTTCACAGCGAAAGAGCCTATTAAACTTAATGATATGTTGGGAGACAAGGGGGGGATTGTTTCAATGGGAGACAACCCAGACAATTGGGATGCTGAATACCAAGCCATTGAAGAGGGTGCAGATTATTACACACCAAAGGGCGAACTAAAAACCAAAAGAAAAGCCAAGGTGGAGGCAGAAGATGGGTTGGGAAGATGATCCAGTTGCAAGTGGTGGTGCCAAATCCCCTTGGGACGCTGACCCTGTGGCGGGAGAGAGGCAACCTGAGACTAATATATGGTCTGGATTCTCCAAAGAAGGTGTGGAAAAATTAGGCACAGCCGCCACTGATGTTGTGCGTAGCGTTGCTGAAGGCGCAATGATGGGCTATGCAGATGAGTTTGGTGCGGGAATGAATGCTTTGCTTGGTCAGGGTACTTATGAAGAAAACTTGGCTGCTGAAGAGGCAAGGAGTGCTGAAATCCACCCCGGTATAGCTATTCCCGGCGAGATTGCGGGAGGAGTGGCTACTGCCACTGTTACAGGCCCTGCTGCCGCTGCTACTCGTTTAGGGCAAACCTTCAAGCAACTCCCCGGCTGGGTTCAAGCGTCTGGTCTTGGTGCGCTCTGGAGTGGATTGTATTCTTCTGGCAAAGCTAAAGAAGGAAAACGGGTAGAAGAAGGCATAGAGGGAGCGAAGATAGGTGCTATTGCTGGCCCTGTAGTGCATGGAGCCATTAAGGGCGTTCAAGCCGTCAGGGGTTTGCGTAAAGCCAAGACAATGCCTGAAGAGAAAGCCGCCCAACTTCTCGCTAAGAAGTTAATCGAAGATGACACCACCCCTAACAAAGTGAGAGTACGGCTTCGCACCCTTGGTCCCCAAGCTACTATTATGGATGCGGCAGGAGAAAATGTTGTCGGTTTGACTAGAGCAATAGCAGCCCTCCCCGGTCCTGCCAAAAATAAGGTCATCAAAGTTTTACGGGAGCGTTCTCAGAAGGAAAGTGAACGCATTCAAAAGGATGTCACTAGAAACCTTGGCCCCGGCGATTACCTTGCCGCCGAAGATAAGTTCTTGGAAAAACTCAGTTCTAACGCCCGTGACGCTTATACCCGTGCGTATCAAGGCAATCCGGTTGTAACGTCTCGTAATCTGGAGCTAATGCTGAAGACTCCCATTATGCAAAAAGCCCTCAAGGAAGCCGCAGAACTTGCGGGTATTGAGAGGGCGGCAGGAACGGCTAAATGGCTTGGCCCTGTAGACAAAGAGCTTACAGAGATGGCTAATTACGCTGCCAGTGTAGGGCTAATGGCCCGTCCTGACCGCCCCGGTGTAGCCAAGGGGCTGTCCCTTGAGACATGGGACTATCTTAAAAAAGGCATTGATTCCATATTAGATAAACCGGCCTACCGGAATGAATTGACGGGCAAGCTCAATAAGAAGGGGTTTGTCGTTAACAAGCTACGCAAGAGTCTTGTCAATTTGCTGGATAAGCATACTGGTGGGGACAAATCGTTATACAAAACGGCCAGAGGGCAATACGAAAGCAATGCAGAAGCAGTCAATGCCTTAAGAGAAGGTAAGGGGTTCTTGAGGCAGTCCCCAGAGCAAATACGAAAATCTCTAGGCGATCTCTCCAAAGCCGGACAAGCAGCATATCGTAACGGTGCCTCAAGGGCAGTCATGGATGTTGTAGAGGGAGTTCCTGACGGTGCGAGTGCAGCAAGGCGATTGTTTAACAAGTCGGCGTCCAGAAAGAGGCTTGAAGCTGTATTCCCCACACCCAAGGGGTTCCGTGAGTTCACACAGAAGATGCTTGCAGAGCAGAGATTTTCTGATGTTAAGGGTATGATAGGGTCAGGCTCAAGAACCGCTCCGATGGCCGCAGAGATGCAAGAGGTTGAAAAGGCTGCTGGCTCTGCTGGCGCTATCTTGGGTACGAAGGTTCCCGGCGCTCATGCCTTGGTGGCTTCCCGAATTGGCAGAGAGTATGCCATTAAGTTCTTCAGAGCATTCCGTGGATCACACTCTGAAACAGACAGGGCTATGGCGAGGATGCTGGTGAGCCGCAGTAAGGCCGACCAAGAACGTGCCTTGGGCATGATAGAAGCTATGTATAAGCAAGAGAAGGGTCAGGTAGCCACTCAAATTGGTCCCAAGGAACGTGCCGCCATTATAGGCGTCTCGCAACAAACACCTTAATTAACGGAGTACCCCAATGGCGGTGCGATTTAACACAACCCGTATCCAGTATCTGGATGAGAGTGGCGATCCCTATTCTGGGGGATTGATGAATTATTACGAAACTGGAACTTCCACTAGGTTAGATACATATTCAGACAACGCTTTGAGTTCAGCCAACGCTAATCCTGTGGTAGCAGATTCAGCGGGTAGGTTTGGAGACATATTCCTGAAGGGACAAGACTATAAGGTGGTCTTTACCAATTCAGCCGGGACTACTATATGGACTGCTGACCCTGTTCACGGGATCATTACGGATAGGTCTGTGTCGGCCAAGACGGGGACGTATACGGTAACGACGGCTGACAATGGTAAGCTGATTACAGGAGATGCTTCTGGTGGCGACTTCACCATCACCCTTCCTGCTGCTGCGACTGCCGGTGGTACGTTTGAGGTCACTATTAAGAACATTGGCTCTTCTGGAACTGTTACCGTTGACGGAGATGGCTCTGAGACTATCGACGGGTCCACCACTCTAGTTCTTAATCATCAGTACGATTCCTACCTTCTGCGTTGTGACGGCACTGTATGGCATACGGTTATCTTCTTAAACAAGGCCGCTGTTCTTGATGGGATTAACGACCTCACTGAAGACACCGCCCCTGACCCGTCTGCTGATTGGCTTGTGACTTATGATGACACAGCCTCTCTCGCCAAGAAGATTCAAATGCGGCTGGCTGGATCATGGGTGAGGATTGATTCAGAGGAAGCATCCACTTCAGCATCCATTACCCTAACGGGCCTAGACGCTACTTATGATACTTATGTAGTCATAGGGGATGATTTGATGCCCGCAACTGATAATGTGGCTGCATGGTTAAGGCTAGGTGACAGTAGCGGTGTTGATTCTGGTGCGTCTGATTACGATTGGGTCAATAGTGATGGTATGATTGCTAGTGCTGAAGGAACAGCAGTTACCGCACCACAATATAACCGGGACACTGATGATGCCCAAATAGTAATAGCACAAGCTGCTATTGGTTCTGCCGCTGGAGAGGGACTAAGTTTCGTCGCATTTCTAGCTGCTCATCGTGGGACAGGCTATCCTCGAATACACGGTAATCTTGTTAGCGGTGACACCAGCACACAGACACGTACTGGTGAGTTCGGTGGAGCCAGAAAATCTACAATTACAACAGATCGTGTATATTTCCAGTTTTCATCTGGTAATATTGCAAGCGGAAGATTGACGGTGTGGGGATTGTCTCATGTTTAGGATAGTCCAATGACCCCTGATCATAGATCACCAATAGAAAAACACCTACAAAGCCTTGCTTTGACTGTGTTGGTAGGTTTCTCAATGTGGAACCTCTCAGTGGTCACAAGCTTGCGTACTGACATAACCAAACTACAGCAGGAAGTGGCTGTGATGCAAAACGAAGTCAAACACCTCAAAGAGAGGGTATCTTATGTCTCTTCCGACAAACTTGCTAATATAGATTTTAAATTAGATGCCCTAACCAAGCAGATTATGGAACTGGATGAACGTATGGGTGGAGTGTCAATTGGAAGGAACTAATAGTCATTGACAGTCATGCCAAAATTACTATTGGGTTAGTTTGCTCTTTACTTTCAGGGGTAGCCATGAGAGTATGGTAGCATCTGATATAGATATTAGGATTACGTGTTTCTAGTAGAGGTTTGCATAGAGTCACATCGTATCAGAGAAAGATTGGAGTAAGTGTGAGGTACCCCTTTATGATTCTAGCAGTCTTTTTGATGGGCTGCACATCCCCAAAAGAAGCCACTGTGGCTAAAACAGCGACTCAATGCGGTGAGAGTGACCATTTCCTCTGGCCCGTCTGGATAGATAACTTGTATGAACGCAACCAGGGTGCGGTCTTAATGAAAATACCAGAAGAACACAGGGTAAGGTTCTTGTCTGCATATAACGCCAAAGAGCCTATGTCTAATGACAATCCACCTAGATTATATATGTTTTCTCATCCCGCATCACTGTTTTTGATAATTGTGGGTGTGGAAAATGGTTGTGTGATTTTAACACAACAAATGAGTATACCTGAGTTTAAAGACATCTTAGAACCAATGAATATGACTATTTAATGAAATTGTCGAAAAAACAGGCACAGGAAGCGGTAGATGCGCTCACTAGAGCCATTGACGCTGGCTACCCTCTTGGGAAAGGGGGAGTCCCCCCAGGGGAACTGGGGGCGTATAGAGCGGCTGCTGATGAGCTAGGTCTTTCTGTTCGCACTATCAGAGATCGTGTCTCCACTGCCAAAGCGAAAGGCATTACAATCCCTGATGATTCTGAAGCCCTAGAAGCCCAACAAATCCACAAAACCCAACAGAACAAATTGCGCTTAGAGGAAGAGAACAAGACCCTCAAGCAGCAACTCTCCGATATTCACAAAGCCAACATAGAGGCCACACAGATTAAAGAGTGGATCGTTGGTATTCAAACCTCCCTACCGAAACCACCTGAATGGATTATCGAATCTTCTAAAAAGGGTGGTCCCGGCGTACCGGTTACGCTATGGGCTGATTGGCATCTTGGAGAAGTTGTCAACCCTGACCAAGTTGCTGGATTGAACGCATTTAATATTGACATTGCCCAGAAGCGTGTTAAGCGATTGGTGGAGAAGATCATCCACCTATCGTTTGACTATTCAAATGAGCCAAACTATCCTGGTATTGTCGCAGCGTTAGGTGGGGATATAGTCAGTGGGAATTTGCACGATCTGGGAGAAACGAATGATGCCACGCTGGCTGAACAGGTTATTTCCGCCTTCAGGATTATTGCCCCGGCCATCACTGCTCTGGCTGATTCTTTTGGGGCTGTTTTCTGTCCTTGTGTTACAGGCAATCATGGACGCCTCAGTATAAAGCCCAAGATCAAGAACCGTGTGCAAGATAATGTCGAATGGCTACTGTATCATTTCTTGGATGAGTATTTCAAAGATGATAGCCGTGTCACGTTATTAATCCCAGACCATACTGATGCTTTGTTTTCTGTAGCAGGGCATAGGTTTTTACTTCAGCATGGTGACTCCACAGGTGCGAGGGGTGGTGATGGGATCGTAGGAGCTATCGGACCTATAGTGCGCGGCGAGAAGAAGGTTCGTGATACACAGGCTATGGTACAAGAGACATACGACACAATGTTAATGGGTCATTGGCACCAGACAGTGTTCTTGGATGGTGTTATAGTATCTCCTGCACTCAAGGGATATTGTGAGTTCGCTCGTAACGCTATGAGGGCTAGGCCAGAGCGTCCTGCACAATGGCTGTTCTATGTGCATACGGATCAAGGCATCAATGACGCCAAGAGGATTTACCTAGAGGACAAGCCTTCTAGGGGTAATGTAAATTGGGTGTCATGGCCCAAAGAATGAAGGGTGATAAGGCAAAATACGAATGTCTGAATTGTGGATGCAGGTAGGAACGATCAATTGAGTGGGGTGTTCTGCCCCTTTTGCTTCCACCTCATTCTGAAAAATGTCCAACCTGTGGAAACCTTTATTTCAAATGGGTGAACCGATTAGAAGAATGAACCCCACTTTGTACGCTTGTATCAACGTAGGCATAGGGTTCTTCATAGCCATCCTCATCACGCACTACGTTCTACCCCACTGGGGGTACGAAGCGTCGTTAGAGAACGACCTCGTAGTGACTACAATCTACACAGTCGTAGCATTGATCAGGAATGATATAGTCTACAGGATATGCCATCGTGAGTAGAAAGGTTGTTGAGCAGGTAATCCTTGGATATGTTGACCCAGTTAATCCAGACCACTACAAGTATGGTAAGACTGAGGTCATCGACATACTGCAAGACCAGTTAACAACTGAAGAGTTTCGCGGGATGCTGCGAGGCAACATCTTAAAATACCTTCTCCGCTATCCTTTCAAGGGTGGTGTGACTGACTTAGAGAAGGCCCAGTGGTATCTGACCAGATTGATAAATTTAGAAAATGATCAAGCACCCCCAGAATGATGACATTGTTCTCTTCACAGAAGCTGAATTAAGATGCAAGGCAACCAAAAAAACTGTGCTATTGGCCGGGTTTGCTGACAAACTCGCTTACCTACGGGTAAGGTTCGCCACACCAATGAAGGTCAACAGTTGTTGCCGGTCATTATCCCACAATAAAGACATAGGTGGGCATCTCAGAAGCCTACATATATACGATAGTGAGCGTCATGGCGTGACGGGTTGCCTTGCTATCGACATTCATATACCCAATGCTCAGTACGCTAGTGACCTAATAGGGGTTGCTCACAGCGAAGGCTGGTCATTAGGCGTTGCTAAAACATTCATTCATTTAGATAGGCGTGATATGGTGGGACTTCCTCAAGCAGCGTTTGGATATTGAATGATTCACACCTGTGCGTACTTATCCAGACAGGCATATGAGGACAAACCCTCTGTAAACGAAGTGGGTCATTATCTGGTTGACACGTTTGATATAAACGGGACTCAAGGTTTTGTTTCATGTGAACCAGATGAAAACTCTCACGACAAGATGTTCCTCACATTCAGGGGGACTGAGCCTGAAGACTATCTGACTGATCTGAATTACGTCAAGACCGATTGGATGGTGGGTGGCCGGGTGCATAAAGGTTTTTCTAACGCATTCAAGCAGGTTCACAATCATGTGCAATGCGTGATTGACCAATATCCAAAAAATAAATGGATATTTACGGGTCATTCATTGGGTGGTGCGTTAGCGATGTTGGCGGCGTCTTATTGGCCCCCGGAACAGGTTCACACTTTCGGTTGTCCCAGAGTTGGCAACTCAGGCTTTGTAAAAACCGTACTTTGTAAAGTACACCGTTACGAAAACTGGGATGATCCCGTTCCATACCTTCCGACGATAACATCTCCACGACAAATTTTTTCTTCACTTATCGGTCTACGCCGTCCTACATTCTATCGTCACGCAGGACGGGTCATTCGTATGTGTGGCGTAGGGCATTCAATCAAACAATACGAATCTGCCGCATCACTTATGAAGGAGCTTAAACATGGAACCCATTGAAGCCTTAGACCTTGAACAAGTCGCCGTTGAGGTTACTGATAACGCATACCAATCAGCTAGGGATGAGTGGGAAGAAATTTCTGCTCGTTATGCTGAGTTGCGTGGCAACAGCAGTGGCAATCTTGGGGAGATCACAGGACTTATTAAAAAGTACGCTCCCACAACTGCCAAGTACCTTGGCGGCCCTGCTGCTGGTGCTGCCGTCGCCACTATGCTGGCTAACGATGGGGGTTTCTCTAAAGTCATCGGGACGGTGAGCAAAATCTTTGGCTAACGAAGGAGTCATGCGGACAATTAATGGCACTGTGCCAATGGCCTTCATTAGAGAGATGCAGAAGGTAAGGAGTCAACTGGCCGTGGTGGAAGCTGAACGCAATGCAGCCAAACGGGAAGTTGAGCGTTGGCGTAGGAAGAATATCGAACTGACTATGTTGTTGGATGCTGCTACGAAGTAGCTCAATTTTTACGGTACTCTCTTCGAGTCTGGCTCACTCGATGCCTCCGGCACTCTCTCGTTGAACGGTTCGCTCAAGGCCTGCGGTTCTCTCGTTGACAATGGCTCACTCGTCGTAGACGGTTTTCTCAATTGCGATGGTTATATAGGCACCTCGATCTTATGTGCATGATTAAGATGAGCAATCGGATATGGCAACGGTGGCGACTTACCATAATGTAATTTGTAAGCAACCTCATGGTAATGTGCTAGGAAAAGTTTAACTGCATATCTTTCAGCGCGTAATTCAATCCTACCATCAGGCAATCGGCCCTTGATATAAGCCTTGTACGCTTCAGTTGTTTTGCTGAACTTCTTTTCCTTGAGAGTTCTCTCAGCGGTATCTGCAAAGTCTCCAGCAAGATTCTTGCTTACCTCTTGGGCTTTCCGTTCAGCATAGATATGACCATAGAAGCAATTTTCGTTATTGTGGAATTTCATAAAGCTCTGTCCAATATTCCAACACAGAGTTTTAAGTCGGGCGTTCCAAGGGCGTTTTTGCCCTTTTTCCCATTTAGCTGTTGGGTCCAGACCAGCGAATGACCAGATATTGCCAACTGTCGGTGCTTTGGTAATGTCAATGTGAGCAAGAAGGCCAGCAGCAATGACTTCACCGACACCAATCTGTGATCTGGCCCACTGTCCCAATGGATCTGCGTTGGAATAATAATTGAGTGCCGCTTTAATCTGGTTCTCCATAGTTCGTGCTTGGTCAGCTAACCAGTGAAGAACAATGCAGGGTTCTTCCGTTTCACTCATTGACCCAATCTGGTTATTACACCGGATGCGGTTGTCTTGCATCATATAATAGGCATCGACTAGAAATCTAACCTCTGTAGTGGTCATCTCACCACCACCAGATGCTTTCCGAAGATCACGACTTAATCGTTGAACAGGCTCTAACTGAGTCATTATATCCATAATCTTACTCCTTTATCATTCCTCCAACGGCGGCTTAATCAACGGACCTTGAAATTCAAATATCGTATCACCGCCTAACTGAAGCCTGATGGCTTTATGATAACCACCGTCTACAGTTCTGTGAGTTGTCTCTAGTTCATCTACACGCAGCATTTGCTCTTCAAGCAGCTTGTAGTCCTCGTAGTTCAAGCGTACATAAAAGTCTCTCATTCGTTCTCCTATAGTATCACTATTACACCATGCCCTTATGCTTCACCATAGCGATCCTACTTAACATACGGCCTACAAGCCCCATCAATCACAAACATACCCTTGACTGAATAAAACAACGTCATCCTACGCAATGCCAACATACATTCTGTGTCTGTGTTAAACGCTTCATCACCTTGTATTGGTGCAGTGAACGGCAATGACGTAGGCGATGTTAGGGTGGTTACGAGCAAAAATGAGTAAATCCACATAGCTATCCCCAAATCCAAAGTGCCAACCACAGAGGCCATGTAAGCCCTGCGCCAACAGCGATACAAAGGTACAATATCATTACAGCAACCATCAGTGTTAGAAAATCACTCATCTCCACCATTCCTTATTCTCTGATTTGAATCTCAAATGGTCTGCAAAGATAATTATCAGTATGATGAAGCAAACAATTGTCCAGCCGAATATGAGTGCTATGTCCATTACATCTAACGCCTCCACACCCTAGCGTCAGGCTTATGGGGGATAAGAGGGTGACATGAAGCCCTCGTGTGGCCCAATCCCATTTATAGATTATCCTTGTATTCGTAGTCTGTCCATAGCGCATTCCACTTCGATGGATCAGCGGCTATCTCATTGGCTGATTCGTGATTAAGAAATATCTTAACCTGTTCTCGTAACGGATGGAGTGGATTTAGCTCAATATGATGCCCTTTTCTGAACCACTCACCAAAATCCCCCTTTTCATCAGCCACTACGGCTTCAAACTGTCTTTTAGCTCTCTGTCCGGGCGTAGGTTCTGACCCTTTTGCGTACCCATTCTCAAAGATGGGGTCTTCATTGAACTCAGCTTGGTCTGCTATGGCTAACGCTACAAGGAACCGTGTTCCCGGCTTGGCATTAAGGACTTCATTCGGCATATCATCGAATTGGATTTTCATAGTGAACTTCCAATCGCCTGACTGTATCTGGCTTAGAGAGTCCTTCTTAGCCTCAAAGCCGGGGATTATATCACCTTGTTTCATCCTTCTTAAAGCACCCTATGCGGCACTTCTCCCTAATCAAAAAGTTTTCAGTCTTCAGTTTCTCAATCTCTTCCTCTAGTCTCTTGATTTTCTCATCAAGAGATGCCAACCGTTCAACCTCTTTATCAAGCCAAGGTGATACCATTAGCCTTATCCCGTATTTTCTTGTCAGGACTTCTCTCAGCAAGAGTCTGGGCAACCTTAAATGGATCAAACGTCATCTTCCAGAACTCCCTCTCTCCAATGTTATGCTGTAGCGTATGGCACTTAGAACACAGTGGGACGATTTTGGTATCACAAGGCTTTCTGCCCATCCCGGCTTGCTGGTTCATTCTGATGTGAGCAGCTTGGCTCACTGTCCTGCCAGCATGAACTAGGTTAAGTCGCATACACACGATACACCAATGCTCACTGACAAACTTCTGATGTTTGGTTGACTTGATGAACTTTTGTTTTTGCACTCCACTCTCCCGGCTCAAGATTGTTATCTGGTTCAGTCCAGACTCTAACCATATTACCAGAAGTTACTTCATAAAAGGTTAACCGACACTCAGGACATATGAGTGCTTTTGATTTTTGAGCGAACCTTGGCTTTTCTTCATCGAAATTCATCGTGCATTTTTCACAGTGTTTCATTTGATTTCTCCCTGTAAAGCTCTATTTGCTCTGCTTACACAGTACTCAATTCCTCCCGTGGAAGCGTTTTGTATAATATCACCAATAGCAGCCTCTAGCTCGTAGATTCTTTCAGTCTTTTTGTCGGTATAGAAGACTCTATCTTTCCAGAGTGATTTGTCGGTTTGCAATTCGTAGACTTGGCGTTGCCTACCTGACGATGATGTTTTAGTCAGAGTTGTGCCATCTGGATTTTGAGCCACCCGAATCCTTCTCTTCTCAAGCAGTGGCCTGAAGCGGGGAGTAATCCCCCCATCATCGACACTAAGGTACAGAGCAACTTCTTGCGCCGTCATGGGATACTCTGCCAAAGCATCCAATACCTGCATCTCGCGTTTTGTGACATTCGCCATCCTGCCAGCATCGTGGCTAGTTTGCGGATCACTGGCACGGGAATGTCCCCATTCAATTAAGTCTGCCATCAGAAGGGAATCTCGTCATCCAAATCATTGCCATCATAATCAATCCCAACATCGTATCCCATGACGGCAACATCAGGAACACTAGGCCCATTAACAATCTCCTGATATTCAGGCGACTTGGCGATCTTTGATTTCATGCTTTCAGACAACTCATCAAACGTAGCTTGATCAAAACCATCCAAGTCAAGTAACACTGTAGGGTTGATCAATGCAGGTGCTGCCGTGCCTTTGGGGAGTTTGCAGATGGCACTTATGTTGGCGTATGTAGTGCCTGTTTTGTTATCATGCGTAATACCCAGCATACACCCGATACCTAACAGCTTGCTAATATCAAAGCCTTCAGGTCCGAAATCGTTTTCATTAAAAGCCTTCCCTCTCCAAGACTCAAGGTGCTGCCTTAGAGTGGCCTTCTCATGGCTGCTGTAGGTGTATATCTTATGGACAGAGAACGGCCTTCCGTCTTCCATCTTTTCTTCAGGTAGCTCCCAGCTTAACATCACTTTACGCTTGTGGTTAATTTCCCCTGCAAATTCACCTTGTTGGGTTCCACAGTCAATGACCCTATAGCACACTGCGATATGAGTTCCGGCTGGGGTAATCTCGAAAGTTGTCGAATTGTCTGCTGGCATTCTCATCTTCCTATCTCCTATGCGGCTCTCTTCTTGAGAACCTTATCCAAATCATACAATTTCCTCATTAGCTTAAACGCTTCCCATGCGTCATCAAGTTCTGAAAAGTGGTGATGATGAAAGTCTGCATGGTCTTTAGAGAATCTACACAAGTGAAACCCGCCTGTCAATTGAGCATCTGGGTTATGAAAATTCCACAAATGTGCGTAACACGATAATTGAATCAGTGAATCCGAATAAAGTTTATTCCCGGTTTTCCAATCCAACAAACAAAACTCGCCGTTAACGTAACCAACCGCATCAGGGGTACCACCAAATCTGAACTCATTAGAGACTAGGTGCATCTCTGTATCCACGATCTCCAATTTAGACATAGAGGCCCATTTTTCGTAAGCCTCGTAGGCT